CAACCGCATCATCGTTAATGATACGGAATTGACGACCATGAATTACGATGCGTGTGCCCGCGTGCGGACGCACAAGAATGAAATCACCTTCCTTGCACCAAGGACCGCTTGGGAAGCGCTTCTCGTCAGCGTAGCAATCCGGGCCGAGCTTTGCGGCATAGAGCACTGTGGCGAGCAGTTCTTCGTGATGGATGGTCACTTCGGCTTTAATGATGCCGCCCTCGGTGGTCTTCTCGATCTCAGGGATTGCACACAAGATGCGATACCCAGAAGGCTCAGGAAGTTGCTTGGCCCGGTCTTCAAAGGCAAGCTCGGGGGCGGCACCTACCTTGGGGATAGGGCGACCAGAGAGGTCAACGAGATCAGTCATCGTCGTTCTCCAGTCGCTGTGCCGTATCCACAAGGACGCTGGTTGCCATCATCAAACCACGGATGATTCCGCAGGCATATTTATAATCGCCGTGATCCTTGGCACCACCACGAGCGAGGTCGTCGCTCATGACCGTGATCTCTTCTTGGATTTTATCGGCGATGTGTTTTAGGACATCATTCCTCATTCAATTTCCTCTGGTTGCTGGGTTGTAGAAACAGGGGGTTTAGCGGCTTGGAACTGTTCGCGAGCAACTTCTATGCCCATACGAAGTCCTTCCATCTGCTCCTTGGCGGACAGGTTTGACTGATCCGTTGCCATCTTGGCTCCAACTTGGAGACCAGCGATTTCTTCTTGTGACTCGATACGTGCCATCTCAAGTTCGAGACGGTCGTTCTTCTCAGCGGCGTCGATTTGCATCTTCTGCCTCTTGAGTTCGAGTTCGCCCTTCTTGATCTCAAGCTCCTGCATCTGCATCTGGACGATGGGGTCCTGCTGCATCTGCTGGTTCTGTTGCTGTTGAGCTTCGGCTTGGTTCTTCTTAAGCAACTGCGACGAGGCAGCGGCAGCAAGCCGTGAGATCGCAAGCTCGGTGTCTTCGTTCATCTCGGCGTTTGGCGGAGGCATTGGCACACCGGCCTGCTCCTCGACTTGACGACGATACTCGAAGGCCAAGTGTTCTGCTATATGTGCCTGCATAGCGGCTTGCATAGCCTGCGCGTTGGGGTTCTGACCCATAAGCTGCGCGACCTTGGGGTCTTGCATCGCGTTCATGTGCACTTGGATATGCGCTTCGTGGTCTTGGTAGATGAACGCCTTGACTGGCTTGCCGTTGATGATGTCCATATTCTCGGACACAGGGTCACGTGGCTTCATCTCGTCGCCATCCTTGAGCGGCACGAGCTTCTCAGCGTTCTGGATGCCAAGTACTTCAAGCATCTGACGGTGCAGATAGGGCAGGTCATAAAGCTGTGGCGCGCCTTGTGCGAGTTGCAGAACTGCTTGATATTGCACGATTTTCTGTGCCATCGTCGCAGCGTTGGGGTCGCTGACAGGGATAACAGCGACCATGTCATAGTCAGACTGTTTAGCCATACGGCTACCTTCGACTGGCTCGTAGCTATATGTCGCTGGCGTATAGTCGCGGATGATACCTTTAAGAAGCCGGAACTCCTGCTTCATCGAATAGTGGATGCGCGCTTGGATAGCCGACATGGACTTGAGTGTGCGCTCAAGAATTGCCAGCGTGGTGCCGACAGGGGCTTGGCCCGACATGTCGCTGATCTTCATATCAGCAGCGCCTGCGAAGCGACGGCCTTCTTCTACGATGGTACCCAGAAGCGAATACAGGACTTGGCTTGGCTCCTTGTAGGGCAACGGCATGATGTTATCACGCATTGTTCCTGAGGCCACGTCCACATCGCGCCATTCAGCAGGTGCAATCGGCGTGTCGTCACCCTTGACTCTCAGACCCTTAGTTTTGAAGCCACCCGGGAGGTTAGATAGAGTACCAGCATCAACAAGCTGCCGAATAAGACTGGTACCAGACTTAGCAAAAGCACCAACAAGGTGAATAAGGCCAAAAGCGTAGAAGCCAAAGCCCGGAACATACGCGTAATGTACGAAATGCTGGCGTTTATTTTTGAGTTCATCGTCGGGGTCCCAGTTACGACGGATGGAGAGAATCGTCTCGGTCGCCTTGTCCATGGTCACAACGTAAGGAACGGCAATTTCAGCTTCTGCTTCATCTTCCGCAAACTTATCGTCAGGCAGCACCAGTTCTACGTGCATTTCTAGCAGTTTGTACCGGTCGTCAGAAGAGGCCCGGAAACCCATTTTCTCGGCAATAGCCTTCTCGATATCATCAAGCGTATCAACAGGCTCAGGCAGATCGACATCACGGTAGAACCCGTTGGCTTGGAGCTTCTTAAGCTCGTTCGGGGTCTTCCGCATCACATGGGTGACGCGTCCAGCGACTTCCAAACTAGACGCGCCATAGGGAACGACGACATCCTCTGCTGGGATATACATCGAAGCCTGACGACCGAGTGATGGGTCGTAGTATACCTTCTTGAACGCATTTCCTGAGAGGCCCAACCCCCACAGCATACGCTCATGTTCAGGGCGATACTCGACCATCACATCGGTCAACTGGTAATTCATATCCGCTTGGACACGCGTAGAGGCATCACGCTTCTCGGGCGTTTCCTTACCGATGATTTCCGTGCGCACTGGACCAGCGGCAGGGAATGTCTCCATCATGGTCTCAGCTTGGAACTTAACCAAAGCTTCGGAGAGGAGCGGGTGGTATACGCCGCACGCACCCGGCCAAGGCTCGGTCCGGTCTTCGACCTTCATACCAAGCAGTTCGAGACCATCGACATAGGTCTGTATCCAGTCCTTGCGGCTCGACAGGTCTTCCTCAAATTCACCAAGCAGGTCGCCAGCAAGCTCTGTGAGCACGCCCTCATCCATATCTTCGGCTAAGTTATCGTTGAACCCGTCGTCTTCCTCGGCATCAGGGTCGATCTCGATCTCCATATCGCCGGAGCGGATTGTTACCTCTTCGGGGTCCTCAATCTCGATTTCAAGCGCAGGCTCTTGGCCCATCATATCTTCGTCGGAAAGGCCAAGTGGCGCTCGGTTAAGGGCTTTATCGATATCCATTTACTTACCCTTCTTTGTTGCGGCTTTCACCACCGTCTTGGCTATTGATACCGCCGGTGATACCGCTGCGGCTACTTCAGCTACACGAACTGCTGTCTCGGCTACATCCTCGATAACGTCGAGAACATTTTTCTTTTTCTTTTTCAATGCGTTAGTTGACGCTATAGCGTCCATATACGGTACGCCCGCTGCGCGTGCTTCGTTAAATGCTTCGCGCTGCTCGTCGTTCCACTTGGACCACTGAGTCTTGCCGATTGGGAAAAGTGCCTTGACCATTAATAATACCCCTGATTGCGGTTTGACCTGAAATACTGGATTTCGTCCGGTTCGTCTAGCGTAGTAGTCACATAGCCCCCACGACGGAAGCGATGCATTGCCATAGACACCGTATCAACATAGTCATCGTGGCTACCGGCAGGAAATTCCGCCACTTCGTCAATCACTTCTTCGGCCCACCGAGTTGCAGGTGCCCATACCCGTCCAGAGGCAAAGAGATCGCTCACAGCGTTCAAGCGGGAGATTTTGTCGTTCCCCCGTGTAGGTGTAAACTCTTGTACCGGTATCCCCATGGCCCGCATCTCGTAGATCAAAGGCGCACCGGAAGCCTTTTTCTCGATTATCACGCTGTCGGGGTCCCATTCTCTCCACTCCTCAACGGCCACTTTCTTAAGCTCAGGGAACTCCATGCGGTCACGGAACGCATTTAACAGGATAATGTTAGCTTGGTCGTTGCCTGCGTCATCAGGATGATAAAATACACCCCATGTCGTGCACGCTGAAAAGTCGGCACGCTGCGTCTTCTCGAAGGCCGTATCCCATGCTTGGAGGATAAAGTCGCACTGGGGAGGCGTTTCCTTCGGCCACTCCTGCCACCACTCACGTTTGACGATAGCCGCGCTTTCCGAGATGGGATTCTGCTGATACTGCGCCATCCACTTTGAGTTAGGGACGTCGCGCTTAACCTTCTCAAGCTCTTCAAGTTGCCAAAACTCAGGCCATAGGGGCTTGTCACTGGGTAGGATGGCGGGGAACTCAATGACTTCCCACTCATCGAGGCTGTCATTAGCAGCCGCATCTTTGAGTATCTGTCCGGTCAGGTCTCTTTTAGACCAACGTGTCATCACGACGACGATGGCACCACCCGGCTGGAGACGCTGACGAGGCCCAGAAGTGTACCACTCGTACGTCTTATCATAGATGTCAGGGTTAACTTCCGCGATAGCCGCTTCCTGCTCGGAGTGCGGGT